ACGTTGCATGACTACTTTTTAAAATTAATGCAGGTCTATTATGTTTAGCCTTATCTTTAAATGCTTCACAAAAACATTTAATTAACATGCCTACATCTTTTCGATCTTCGCCTATATCGCCTTGCAACCAATGTCCTACAAATAAATAACAGAATGGATTCTTTATAGATGATAATTCTTCTTTTACTGTATCATGGATATTATTTGTTTTATGATATATACTTAAATCAGCTCCTTCAAATAAAATTTCAGTTGGTACTTCTAACTTAAGTTCTCCTTGTTTTGCTTTTGTTTGTTGATCAACTTTATCATATATTGTATTAACAAATCCTTGTTTGGAATGTTCTGATGTCGTTATAAGCATGTCCATTCTATTTGCTCCCTCTAAGAAGTTAGCAGGTACTTGTGTAGTTTCAATTCCGGCAGTTATTCCTATATTATATTTGCCTACTTTCATAGCTTGTTTTCCGTCAGGACTTAATCCGAATTCATTAGGTACTGATATCTGTATAAAAACGTCTGGTTGTTTTGTTATGTTTTGTGTAGCAATATGTTGTATTATCTTTGCATGATCTGAATTATTTGGTTCAAGTGCGTTTTGAGGGGTTGATCCCCATGGTAATGCAACTATATCAATATCATATTTCTCCGCTTTAATTAAAGCTAATACTAAATCTCTTGTATGGTTGCCGTAACCAGATCGAGTTGCAACTGGTCCTTGTATTACTATATATGGTTTCATATTATTCCTGGATTTTCTATTTTTTGTAACTGATTAATTTTATATAATGAAAACTTTTTACGTTTTGTCCAATTTCTTAAGCATGTATCTATACACTCAATAAATCGTACTCCCATTTGTCTTGCTGACATATTAGATTCATTACCTAATATCCATTCTCTTCCAGCCTGACCACATTCTTCTCTATCTGCAGATGGCATATCATACCAATATTTAATTGCATCACCAACATCTTTAAAGTCAACTCTATCATCAAATATATACGGTGTTTGTGGAGATCCTTGTAATGATCTATTTGTTGGAAATACTGGTTTAGCCCATTTACCCGTAGTTTTATATGTTGCATCATGATTAGTTGGAAAATGTGTATCAAATTCTATCCAATCACCTGTTGCGTTTTCGAATCTACAACCATCTTGCAATCCACCTGTTGAGTTATTTATTATAGGTGTTCCGGTATGTAATGATTCACACCATGAAATTCCAAATCCTTCATTAGATGCTATATTTACTGTAGTAGCAGACATATTATAATAAAAGTTTAATATCTTAGGTGCTACTCCATTTGTACTAAATATAACATTACAATCAGGAGCAAGAGCATTTTTAACTGCCATTAAATCTGTTCCATTATCATCTGATATTTGTGTATGCATCAATAATGCGCATTTAGATGCTTGTTCCGGTGTCAATTGATCACAAAAATGTTTAAATGCTAGTATCAAATCTCCAGGCTGCTTACGTCTAATATTTCTATTATTCCAGAACACGATAAAATCTACATCATGTTTGGCCTTGAACTCATCTTTAAATTTATTGTATTCATCATAATGTTCATATGATGGAGTAATAGTACAAAATCTATTTTCATTGACACCATGAGGAACCCATTGTACTGCCCAATCTGGTTTTGGATGTTTACGTAACACATTTTTTACTATATTTTGAGTTTGTCTAGATATGTTCATGATCAAATCACATGACTCATAAAAAGGTTCATTCCAGAATGGGTATGGAAGATCGTCCCATATATTATAATACATGATTGGAATGTGCTGACGTATTTCATGTTCTATTTGATATAACCATTGCCAAAATCTAGGATCTGTAAAATGTAATATTGCATCTGGCCTTTCAATGTTTATTATCTCATTTAATTTTTGAGCATTACCATATCCAGATGAGGCATATATTCTAACATTCGCATCTGTAATGCCTGCTTCTTTATTTACGTCTGCAGAAACGTCAAATACTTTTCCATTTTCTGGATGTTTTACTGCTGCACCTAATTGAACCCAATCATACTTATATGCCGTATGTATTACAAATTCTTTGGACATAGTTGCAATACCAGAATGAACTCGTAGATCATCTGATAACAATAATATCTTTTTCTTTTTTGGTCTATTCGGATCGATTTTTTTTAATTTTGGTAACTGTATTTTTTCCATATTTTCCTTGTAACTAATTTATTATAAATATTCATTAAGTTATAATAACCACCTTTTTATCTAACTTTATAGCCTGCTTTATTGCAGATTGTAATTCATTATGTTGTACTCCCTCAGGTATTAATGCTATCATATAATCACAATCTTTTGCTATCAACATATTCCTATGATGAAATTGGGATACATGATATGGCTTTGCATAATATCGTTCTGACATTGCACTGTATAAGTTTTGCACTGTATGAGCAGGATTAAATTCTTTATATTTTATACCAAATTCTAAAGAGAACTTTTTTGTATGTTTATCTCCACCTTGTTTATTTCCGCTCGATATAATTATTAACTCATCATTAAATTTCTGTTTTAGATTAGTCAATAAATTTTTTATCTTACGTGTATTTTCATATTTTATACTTCCAATAACAGCTATCTTCATTCCTTCAATCTATTTTCTTTTGGACATAGATCAAACTGATCTTTGAAATCACAATATTTACAATGCTTCTTATTCTTGCCGGGGATTGCAGGATAACTTTTGTTAGTGATATAATCACCGGTCGCTGTAAAACATGTTTCGACCCAATTATCAATTGATCTAGTTAATACATTTCTTGTAGGCTTACCACTTGCCGGTGCATGTTCTTGTACTCTTCGTTGAGGAAACATTGCCCCCTCTATCAATTTACGTTTTACGATCATATATAATATATCAATCTTTTCAACTTCAAATCCATATTGTTCAGCAAAGTATTTCTTATACAATACCAATTGTGATGACTTCAATTTATCAGCTTTCTGATATTTGTTCCATCCCATTGTACTTGTTTTAATATCAATGATCTTAATTCTATCTGTACGTTTATCTCTTATTACTATATCTAAATAACCTAACATAAATACATTAGGATTCTTTGCTGATACAGGGTGATATATACGGACTTCTATGCCTACCAATTCTTCGTTTTTAGCAGAGAAATATCTAGCCCTATTACGCTTAACAGTATTTAAAATTTCAACTCCATCATTATAAAACTCTGTAAGTTGAAACTTATCTGAAAAATGATCGTCCATTTTCTTTACTGCCTCTTTATACAAAGTTTGCATTCGAGATAGTAACATGGCATTTAAATCTATTTCATCTGCTGCCTTAGCTGTCGTTTCATACATTACTGTCAGATAATGTTGTAATGTTTCATGAAACGCTGTTCCGAATAATGTATGTATACTTTGAGTGAATGTTCTTAAATTCTTAACATATGCCAATTCCCATCTCTTGGGACATTGCGCATACATAGAATATTGAGAATATGATATCTTACGTTGGCCTGATTCAGGCTCACGGTTATTAAATTTTATTATTGAATGCATACTTAAATATAAGAAGAATTTCTGTAAAAACCTAAGGATTTCTTATATTTGTTATGCATAATATTTGTCTAGAATTGCTAACTTATCTTCTGCATCAACTAATAATGTTAATGCGTCATTAGCATCTTTCATGAAGTCATTTGCAGTATGATCTCCAATTCCTACTGCTTGGTTTTCTAATAAATCTAATGCCATTTGTGCCTTTGCCTTATCAGCTAATGCTTGAGCTCTTAAAGCTTCTATTATTTTACTTTTTTTCATATCTACTTTCCCCATTTTTTTCTTTGTACTATTTGAGCAATCATTCCATATACGCTCAAGTCTTCGTACGTATCTTGTATATTTTCACCAACTTCGTCAGGCTGACCTAAAACAACTAATTGCTTTAATCTTTGAATCTTATCATTCATTCTAAACCATAATCCTGATAATGATAGTTTTATATCTTCTTCGGTTTCTAAATTTGTACCAACTGAAATATTACTTGGTCCATAGTTACGTTGTTTTTTACAGAACGTTACATACATCTCAGCTAATATCTTTTGAAACTCTTGTGTAGTTTCAGGATATAGTCTTTCGCAATATTGAATTGCTGTTTCTTCTTTGATAGATTTTTCAACAAACTGTATGTTTGATCTACCCGGTGTATCTTTTATTGATTTCATTTTAATAGTTGTTTTATTTCTTTATCTGATTTGCCATATTGTTTACATACAGATGATATATCATCCTTTTTCATTAATGATATATATTCCTCAGCTTCACGCTTTGATACTTGATAATGTGTTGCAAAGAATGATATTAACTCTTTGTTATACTTATCAGACTTTTTACCTTTTATATATTTACTAAAATATTTTCCTTTAGGCAATATCTCGTAATACAATTTATAAACATGTTCTTTCATTAATGGACCTATTGTATATTGTTGAAACATATTAACAATTTCAATAAGTTCCGGTGACATGGATAGCCAACGATTAATTAGATATGGAGTAAATGATTTTTGATCCATTTCATCTAAATCTTCCCATTTAACTTTCTTATGTGTTATTCCAGCTAAATGGTCAAATAATGTTTTAGGTTTTTTCAAAGTATCTGAAATTCTTTGTTTATATGATCACAGTCATCACATCTAAATGATGGTACCGGTGCAATTTGTTCTTTACCCGTAGGTGACATTATTGCTGATACTCTTTTAAATGCACTTACTTGTCTAAAGTATTTTCCACTACATTGTTCACATACTATATCATTTAAGTCTTCTGGCTTAAGTTGTGGTTTCTTAGGACTCTTTCCGTCCATTCCTACTATTTTACTCATTATATTTCCTATTTTATTTCGTTTAATATTTTAACGATAGTTGACATTATATGTAACTCTTTATCTACAGCAAACGAATCTTGATATTGTGACTCAGCTAAGATTAATATGACACTTGCAATATGTCCCTTTGCATAATTATCTAGTTCATCAAATAAATACTTATGTAATGCTGAAAAATCTCTTACTTTACTATCTGCAATTAATTGCCTCACATCTTTGAATGCTGCTTTCTTATCTCTACTTGATTGTAATATATCAGTTAATTTTGACATGTAATTTGCTTGCATAACACTAGTAGCATCTATTGTTAATACTCCATCAATTACTTGCCTCTGACAGCCATTTAAAACCCTTCTAATATCAGGATAGCCGGCGTTTATAATTGTAACAAGGTCCTTATTATCATATGACACTTGTAGTTCATCTAATATGGATACTATACGATGTGCAACCTCTTTTTTGTTAGGAGGTGTTATACCAAATACCTGACATCTACTTTGTATTGGATCTATAAT